GTCATCGCGGTACTGAGGACCACGTTGAGCGCGCCTAGGTTCGGCGTCTGGGCGAAGATCGGGGTTGCGGTAACGGCCATCAGAAGCCTCCGTAATTGAGAGCGGTGAAGATGTTCGCGGTCGCCGTACTGACGGTGGTGGCAATGGTGATTGCGCCCGCCGCGTTGGTGATCGTGATGCCAGTGCCCGGCGTCAGGTTGGCCGCCGCCAAGGTATTGCCGCTGGTGCTGCCGATAAGAACCTGACCGTTCGTGATGCCCGCAAATGTAGGCGTGCCAGCAATGGCCGGGCTCGTGAGCGTCTTGTTGGTCAGGTTTTCGTTGCCAGCCAGCGTCGCTAGAGTGCCCGTCGTCGGGTAGGTGACGGTGGTTGCGCCGGTCAGCGTTCCCGTGAACGCATATGCGCCCGACATCGTAAATGCGCCGCCGGTCGTGAACGTCCCGCCGAAGGTCACATCGTAGGCCATCGACAGGCTGCCAGCCGTGAGCGTGGCTGCCGTTCCCGTGCCGTTGTTCACCCACACCTTGTTCGCGGTGAGCGCGGACGGCAGCAGGGCGAACGCGGTCTGGATGTTCTGGAACTCACCGCGCATGACGGCGGAGTATCCATACGCACCCTGAACAGGGTTTCCGGTCGAGTTATAGAACGGGTTGGTAATGATAGACCTCCATCAGGTGGCTACCGCATCGACCGGCGTTGGGTGTAGTGATAGGTGATGCTGTTCAGTTGGTACGCGGCGATGTAGTTGCCGGTGGACTGGATCGTGACCTGCACGTTCTCGGCATCGCCCGTCATATCCGCCTCCGTGGGGAACAGCGTCTGCCCGTCCCACACGAAGTTGTCCCAAGTGAACGAGTCCCAAGTCGGAGCGCCGGAGAAGTTGCTGGTGTAGGTGACGGGCACTGGCTGCGAGATGTCCGTCGAGCCGTAGCCCAGCGAGTATCCGACCTGGAACTCGGCGTACCCGTTGCCCTGCACTTCGACCGAAAGCGCGCGGTACTGCTTGATGATGCGATGCGACTTCTGCGCGTCCCACGCCAGCGTCGCATGCGCGTCGATGTTGGACCCGTCGAACGAGGTCCCGGTGTCCATTCGGTAGACGTAGCCGCTGGAGTCGTTCGACCCGAAGTAGGTCACATGGTCGCCACTGGCGAGGTCGGCTTCATCCGCAACGAACACCGGGTTCGGGAAGTACACGACGCTCGCGCCCATGTACTGGCTGTTCACCACCGTCAGCCACAATCCGAAGCCGTCGCTGAAAAACACGCGATACTGGCTGCGGTCGCGGTTGAGGCAGGAGCAGGTGATCTTGGTCCTCTCGGACTGAATGAACGGCAGGATGTTCTTGGTCAGCGTCGCGGACGAGAAGTTGCCGTAGTTCAGCGAGGTCTGCAGCGTGACGACGCCCATGTTGTCGAAGGTGAAGGCGTCGAACATATTCTGCTGCGTGTAGTCGAAGCCGCCGATGCCCGTGTTGTAGGTGACGTAGTTGAACGTCGTCGGGTCGGTGCCGTAGAGGATGCTGGTGTTGCTGCGCTGGAACACCGCAAGCGCCGCCGTGGTCTGCGCGCCGGGCATGGTCAGCAGGCCGGTCACGTTGTCGCCGGTCGCGATCTCTCCCGCCCCGTCCACCGAACTCCAGCGAAACGGGTAGCCCGCCACCGAGTAGAGGATGGAACTGTCAATCGACACGAACAACAGGTTCTTGTGCGCGTTGATGTGGCGCGGCTTGTCGTTCGACGCGCCGGTCAGGATCGGCACCAGAACATCGCCATCGAACTCAAACGCCGGGTTGACTCCGTCGCAGCCGTAGATGCGGGAGGTCGTCGAGGTGCCGGTGAAGTTGGCCTTGTCGAACTCAAACCGGCCGCCCGGCAGCATCGTGATCTGCGTCTCGGCACCAGAGAGGGTCACGGTCGCGCCGCCCGTGAGCGTCGCCGCACCGGCCGCGAAGCTGCCGCCCGATGGCGTGGCGATCACGAACGCGCCAGCGGCGGAGCCGGTCCAGGCCCCGGTGCGCCACACCACCCGCTTGACCGTGGCAGTAACGCCGCCCTGCGTGAGCGTCGCGCCGTCCGCCGGGGTGGCCGTGCCGCCGCCCGTGAAGGATACGGTCTTGTAGAACGGGACGTTGACCCAACCGGAACTGGTGGACTTGTAGAGCGCCGCCGCCGTGCCGCCGACGTTGTTGCGGAAGGCAAAGACGTAGTCCACGCCCGAGAAGGTCATGCCGACCACGCCAAGGATGTGGCCCGACCCCGGAACCGCACCGATGTCGGCCCGGTAGATGTCGGCAGCGGCGGCGATGTACTGCGCCTGCTGCTTGGAGGTCAGCGTCGCCGTCTGCGTGATGGCAGTGCCAATCGGGGTCGCGCCCACGGTCAGGGCGTGCGTCGAGTCGAAGGTGCCCGTCACCTTGGTCAGGATGACGTAGTAGGCACCGGAGACGTTGTTCACGGCGGCGATAACGCCCGTCGCGCCGCTCGCGGCCTGCGTGATGGTCTGGCTGACGGTTGGGACGTTCGTGAACGACGAGACCTGCACGAGGGTATAGATGGCGGCCGAAGGAGACGGACGGCCATCGAACCGCTCGTACCCCGCGATGCGGCCATACCCGCCCGACTGCAGGCACTCAAAGTTGACGACATCCCGCAGCGAGCCTGGATTGAGGCGCAGGATCGGCGTCGTCTGGTCGAGCCCGCCAGGATAAGAGATGCCCTGAGACGTGGACCCGCCGCCCAGCGTCGTCGTGCTGTACTTCAGCGGCGGCATCTTCGCGATGGGGCGCATGACGCTCACGCCAGCGCCCCCGCCATGGTGATTGGAGTGGCGTATCGGGCGTCGAGCGTGTCGTAGAGGTCGCGGAACTCACGCTTGGCGCGGTCGATGACCTCGGACGCGGCTTGGTAGTAGCCGTACTTCCAAAGAGCGCGCCACACGATCATCATGTGGAACTGCGTCGGCAGGCCGGTCGGGGTGGCGCTATCGCCCGACATCGTGGACGGCGCGACGAAGTAGTCCCCGGTGATGGTGTAGAGGCCGTTGGACGGCGGGCCGAACGACAGCGACAGGTCCGGCGCGACCGCGATGGCGACCGGACGCGTCTGCACCGACTGCTGCGCGCCGTACATATACGCCTCGCGCCACTGGTCGTAGCTGATCGGGTCCATCCTGATCTCGGAGGACACGCCGACCGTGGTGACGTAGTTGCGGAACGTGGTGATGTCCCAGCGGCCGAAGTTGTCGGCCAGTACGCCCACCGTCCCCGCCCCGGTGCCGAGCGTCGCGCGGTAGGCGGCGGCGGCCGGGGCGAACGACACGCCCCCGCCGTTCAGCTTGCTTGACCTCATCCACCCCCAATCGTTCCGCATCGTCTGGATGTCGGCCCACGCATCGTTGATCCACGCGGTCACGCGACCCGCCTGCCCCGTCGCGCCCACGGTGGTCGTGAGCGAGGTCAGGCCGGACATCGCGCCCTCGCGGACGAAGGCTTGGCAGAGGGTGAGGTAGTTCATCTACGCCTCAGAAGTTCCGGCGGCGGAGTTCGCGCAGCCACTCGTGGCCGAGCGGGTTCGGGTCGCTGAGGATCGAGAACGAGTGGACCGGCGAGGTGATGCGGTCGATGCGGTTGGTCGGGTCCGCGCCGTCCGGCTCCTGGACACGCGTGTGAACCGTGTCGATCTTGGTCGTGACCATGACGGCGAGGTACTTGCGCTTGATGGTCAGGGTCTCGTTGACCGGGAGGTAGGCGACCTCGACCCAGCGACCGTTGATCAGGATTTCCGCGCCCTTGCCGTTGACCCAGATCGGGAACGCGGACGGCGCGTTCGGCTGCGAGGACGGCTCGATGCGGATCGTGACCGGCTCCTCCATGAACTTCAGCTTGTCGGCGTAGTCCTTGTCGAGATCGACCTGCTGGGCGATGACGACCTCGCCGTCATGGGCGGTCACATCGTTGCCGATGATGGCGGACTTCTGCTCCACCTTGATGTCGTCGGTATGAAGCGGCTGGCGAGCCATGGGTGATTCCTTCCTGTGGGGTGTGGCGTCTCACGACGCGGGTAGAGCGAAGCGGGAGTCCCGAAGGACCCCCGCCCCGTAGTGGCTTACGAAATGAGCGGCCGATCCGTCAGGGGCGCCAAATCGCCGAAGGTGTAGGTGATCCCGGTCACGCTCGACATATTCGACGTGCCGAAAATCCAGCCCGTCGTGGCGTTGGCCGTGCTGCCCGCCTTGATGACGAGGTAGCCGATGGGGCAGAAGTCCAGCGGCAGGCCCGACGGAAACTGCGGGGCCTGCTTGAAGTTGCGCGAGGTGTCGACGTAGGTGATCGACCCCTGGGCGGCCAGCACGGAACCGGCCGCGT